CAATAAAATCTCTCAAAGAAAATATGGAAAAACAAATCAAGCTTACTAAAGACTTGAATAATAAACTATCAATTGCAGAGGAAAATAATAAAAAGATTTCTAATCTTTTAGCTAAAACCGACATAATTAAAAATAGTCTTGCAGATCCTGCAGCTACTGAAAAGAGAATCAATGAAGAAGTTGTTAACATGTTTAACGGTATCAATACTGCTACTAAGTAGTTGTAGTTGGAAACCTGAAAAAGAAGTTGTTACTGTTGAAAAAGTAATTACACCAACGATAGCTGTGGCTCAAAAACCTAAAGCTATAAAAATGTTGGAAGCTAAAATTATAGTAATAACAGAAAAAAATCTACCAGAGGTTATTAAAAAAGTTAAAGCTGGTATGGGTGAGTTTGTGATATACGGATTAGATCCACAATCATTTAAAAATTTGGCACTAAACTTTGAACAAATAAAAAGATATATAGAACAACAAAAAGAAGTTATAATTTATTATGAAGAAGCTGTGAAACCAAAAGAGGAGAAAAAGTAATGGAATTCATAATAGATCAACTTGTCACTTGGTGGCAGTTTACTGTAGTCGGTATACTAATAATTATAGGTCTTATAGTCAACATGTTCGGCGTTGATTGTAAAGATAAAATTATTGGATTTGAATATAAAGAAATGCCAAAGCTACAACCAATAGCAATACCTACAGCTGGTAAAGGTTTTTGGGGTGCAATATGGATGTGGCTAACTGGTGTGCGTACTTGGGAGGTAGCAGAAGACTGGACATTTAAAATCGATGGATCATGGTATGTTGTTCCAGCAGGATTCGTATTTGATGGTGCATCTATTCCAAAATTCCTACATACATGGTTATCACCAACTGGTGTATTATTAATGGGAGGATTAGTGCACGATTATGCATACAAATATGCAACATTATTAAAGACAAATAAAAAGAAAACTATGGGCGCTATCACTCAGAAGAAGGCGGATGAAATATTCCGTGATATAAATATTGAGCAGAATGGATTTCACTTATTAAATAAATTAGCTTATTGGGCTTTAAGAATTGGTGGATTCGTTGCTTGGAATGGGCATAGAAAAGTAAACGCAAAAATAAAACTAGGAGAATAAAATGAAAGCAGGCGATCATTTATTATTAGCAGCTAAGAAACAAGCTGAAGGCGAACTTGAAGTACATAAAGCTAACATTAAGGTATACCAAACTATGCCGGCCGGTATAGGTGAACACAGTGATGTAACAGAGGCTGTAATTGCAGAACTTGATAAAATGGCAGCAGCATACGATAGAATTGAAATGATTGAAAAATATTTTTCAAAAAATGATGAATAATGCCTTTACAAAGACTCGTTTTTAATATATAATAACTATAACAATCAAAAATTAGATAGAGGAAAAAATGCAACAACAAGTTGACACAAGAGAATTTTTGTCTCAAACTAAGTTTTATGAAGGATATTCAAGATTTAAAGATAACGAAAATAGATACGAAACTTGGGACGAGGCCGTCGATCGTGTTATAAACATGCACGACGAAAACTATATTAATTATAATAATGAATTAGCTACTTACTTAGACGAAGCTCGTACAGCCTATAAGGAACAAAGAGTTCTTGGCGCACAACGAGCTTTGCAGTTTGGTGGCGAACAGTTAATGAAACACCAAATGAGAATGTATAATTGTACATCATCGTATGTCGACAGACCAGCATTCTTTGGTGAGGTGTTTTATATTTTATTGTGTGGTGCTGGTGCAGGATTTTCTGTACAAAAGCATCATATTAAAAAATTACCAAAAATTCAAAATAGAACTAAACAAGCGAAAGGTTACATAGTTGAAGATTCAATTGAAGGTTGGGCTTCAGCTTTAGACGTATTAATGTCTTCTTTTTTTGTTGGTGGAGGAAAATATCCAGAATACGAAGGAAGAAGAGTGTACTTCGATTTATCACAAATAAGACCGAAAGGTGCTTTTATATCAGGTGGATTTAAAGCGCCGGGACCAAACGGTTTACGTAGGTCATTAGACAAGATAGAACATTTATTACAAGGTATTGTATTAGATTCCAAAGAACCAATTGAAATTAAACCTATTAATGCATATGATATTACCATGCATGCAGCCGATGCTGTATTATCAGGTGGTGTAAGAAGATCAGCAACAATATGTTTGTTTTCACCAGACGATGAAGAAATGATGAATGCTAAAACTGGCAATTGGTTTATGGAAAATCCGCAAAGAGGTAGATCTAATAACTCTGCAGTAATTGTAAGAGATAAGACTACACCTGAAGAGTTTGGTAAGATCATGGAATCTGTCAAACAGTTTGGCGAACCCGGATTCGTCTTTGTTGAATCAAAAGAGCATACAACCAATCCATGTGTTGAGATTGGAATGTATCCTCAGATTAATAAAAAGTCAGGTTGGCAAGGATGTAACCTAACTGAAATCAACGGAGGCAAATGCAATACCGAGGAAGACTTTTATAAGGCATGTCGAGCAGCGTCTATCCTCGGTACCCTACAAGCAGGGTACACTGACTTCAAGTTTTTAACTGACACTTCAAAATTAATTTTTGATAGAGAGGCTTTACTTGGAGTTTCAATTACTGGATGGATGAATAACCCTGATATTCTTTTCAATGAAAAGATACTTCAAAAAGGTGCACAGATAGTCAAGGATGTAAATAGAGAAGTTGCAAAGATAATTAAAATTAATCCTGCAGCTAGAACAACTTGTGTAAAGCCAAGTGGTAACGCATCAGTATTGTTACAAACTGCATCTGGTATTCATGCAGAGCATTCAGATATGTATATAAGAAATGTTCAAATGAATAAAGAATCAGAAATAACTCAAGCCATTATAAAGACTAATCCTTATATGGTAGAAGATTCTGTCTGGTCTGCTGGTGGTACAGACGTAGTTGTTTCATTTCCTATATTACCTAAAAAAGGTTCAATGTATAAAGATAATTTGTTAGGTATAAAACATTTAGAACTTGTTAAAAAAGCTCAAAAGCATTGGGTGGAAGCAGGCACAAATGAAGATCTATGCGCAGACACTGGAGTAAGACATAATGTTTCTAATACAATAATAGTTGATAACTGGGATGATGTTGAAAGATACGTATTTGAAAATAGAGATTCTTTTGCAGGAATATCATTTTTACCTATGAGCGGAGACAAAGACTATAATCAAGCACCAAATACTGCAGTAATAACTGCAAAAAATATGGTTAAAAAATATGGTGATGCTGCAGTTTTTGCATCTGGTATGGTGGTTGATGCTTTAAAATGTTTTAATAATTTATGGGATGCATGTTCAACGGTGAAAGGTATGGGTGAAGATATTTCTTTAGAAACTTCTGAAAATGCTCTTAAGAGAGATTGGATAAGAAGGTTTGGTAAATTTGCAGATAATTATCTAAATTCTGATAAAATTTTAGCAGAGCATTGTTTAAAAGATGCTTACCTACTTCATAAATGGAATAAGATACAATCGACGCTCAAGACTGTTGATTGGAAAGAAGATATTAAAGAAAGAAAGTATACCGATGTTGATACACTCGCTGCAGCCGCCTGTGCAGGTGGCGCCTGTGAAATCGATTTCTAGAGTCGTTTCTCCATGTATAAAAATTTGTACGCTTAAAGATAATTTCTGCATAGGTTGTGGAAGATCAACACAAGAAATTGCAGAATGGTCTACTGCGTCCAAAAAAAGAAAGGAGCAAATACTTGAAAGATTACCAGATAGATTGCGAAGAATGTGAAGAAACTTCGTATGTTGCTGCGTATGACAAACCAAAGTTTTGTCCTTTATGTGGTAGAAGAGCTGAACCTGAAGAAGTAGAAAATGTGGGTTTATAATAATGTAATTTTTGAAGTTACGCCAGAGGAGTATCAAGGTTTTGTATATCAAATCACCGAACTTCACACCAACAAAAAGTATATTGGAAAGAAGAACTTCTGGAAACCTAAAATATTGCCTATCAATAAAACGCGTAAGAGAAGAGTACGAACGCGTATCGAATCTGACTGGAAGACCTATTTTAGTAGTTCATCACAAATACAAAAACTTGTGGAAGAATCAGGCGAAGAAAAATTTAAGAGAGAAATACTAAAACTTTGTAAGACAAAAGGTGAGATGTCTTATTATGAAGCAAAACTCCAATTTGAAAATAATGTTCTGTTTAGAGACGATTACTATAACGAGTTTATAGGTTGTAGAGTACATTCAAAACATTTAACAAGTTAATCACTTTTTTGTGTACATTTGCATAAAACTAGTGTATAATATTATTATAAAATGAAAAAAGAGGAGTTAAAATGTTTAATATAGAACTTACATATCCAAACAACACTAAAGAATACTTTTATATTTCTTTACTAGAATTCGGTAAAGAGTTTAAAAGATTACAATCTTTATACACAAAACCATTAAAATTTAAAATACTCGAGTTACAATAACTCGAGTTTTAAAAAAAGGAGTATGTATGTCTAAAAAAAATAAATCTAATGTTATTGATTTTAAAAAAGCAGCAGCTAAAAAATTTAACGAAGAAAAAGAAATTGTATTTACCATTGAAGGTGAAGAGTATCAGCTAGGTGAAATGGTTCATCAAGCTCATAACGATAATGGTATGGAATTTGTATTTAAATTAGAAGAGTTTGATAATGACGAACCCGACGAAACTATTCACTGAAGTGGATTTATTAAAAAAGCAATTAGCTGAAGAAACGAAAGAGAAGTATGCCTTGTATAAACGTATTAAAGAATTAAACGAAGAAATAAGGCATCTTAAAAACGATTCAAATCCACTTCATGGACCTGAACATAGACAAAGGTATAATACGTAATGCCAAGTCTAGCCGAACTTCAAGAAGTGTCACCACTATTCTTTCAACTCCTCTTCTTCGTAGTAGCTGGTGCACTTCTTGTAGGTACTTTTATTGCGATAGTACGTTTGATGTTTAAATATGCTATCGCAATTATTTTAATTATTTGTGCTTTTTTCCTTTACAATGTTTATTTTTTGTGATATAATGGTACATAACAATTGAGGAATATATTATGACAATGCATCTAATGCCAATTTATTATAACAATAATAATAACAAAAAACGTAAAAAAACTTTTCGTAAAGCTGGCTGGCAAAAAGCACAAGCAGAACACGATAAGTGGTTGATGGATAGAGGCGTGCATCCATCGCAGTTAAAAAACAAAAATAAGAATGCAGGTATTAAGGCTCCTAATTATAAGGAGCATTCACGAGCTCTACCAACAAGCGACTATACGGGTCCTATTGTTGGTAAGTCTAAACAAAATACTTACACTGGCACTTTCATAACAGGTATTGCTACTATGCACAAATCAAATATGGTGCCTGTAAGTAAGAACGCAGATGCCAAAGAATATGCAACAATGCGTAGAAACTAGTTAACATGTTAATAACAAAATTTAAAAAAAGTGAAAAAAAAGGTGTACATTTACTAAAAAGTATGGTAGAATATAAGTATATAATGAAAAAGGGAGTTTAATTATGAAAAATTATTTTACAGTCGTTACAGCATCTGATAAGTCTTTAGATGGTAAGTCATTTTACTCAGGCCAAGGTAAGACCGAACAGAAGTCTATTGATCGCGCTCTTGAGAACTTTACTATCGGTAAGCATAAGAACGGCGATGATACTATATTATCTATTCGCACTTACGACGATATCAGCAACGTATCACTAAAAGCGATACGTACGTAATGAAGAATCCTATCGCAAAATATTTAATGTGCGCTTATGCATACTATGAGTTGGATAAGCCACTTATATCAGATACTGAATTTGATATGTTAGCAAAAGAGATACTCAATAACTGGGATAATATTGAGCATATGCACAAATATTTATTAACAAAAGATATGTTAGTAGCAGGTACTTATTTAGGTGAGTACCCTAACATGGTAAAAGGCGCAGTCGGTAATTATATGAGGGAGAATAATTTATGAGTTTGACAGCATTAAAAGGTAAGAAGACAAGAAAGAAAAACGCAAGAGCGAAAGCAAGAACAGGTCTTGCTGGTGTTCCAGTTGATAAAGGTTTTAACGCAGTAAAAGATTACTTTCATTTACAAGTTGATAGAAAAGATTGTATTCAACAAGTTAAAACTTGGATTAAAAATAACTTTCCGTCAAAAGAAACAAACAACGGAAAATATATTTTAGCAAATCCAGATTATCATTTTTCAATGACTCACCATGCAGCTGCTGCGTTTTGGTATAATAATGATTTGTATAAGAATAATGATCTTGGTGGAAATTTAGCTAGTGAATTCCTTAATGCATTAATGGATAAAGCAATACTACTAATTGAACCAGGTAAAAAGTTATACGAAGAAAAACAAAAAGTTAATAACGTTATTTCAATATCACCAACTGTAAAGTTAATGCGAAAAGTTAATAATACAATAATGCAAGAATTACTTGAACTAGAAGACAAATGGATTGATGGTGAAGATGCCACTATTAATGTATATGATAGGTTCAAGTTCCATGGCTTAACAAATGCTGCAGTAAGTCAAGTTAAGCCGATGATTGAGGGCTGGCTCTTAGATTATGAAGATGCATATCACAAAAGATGTGATCAAGCTGTTGAAGGTTACTCCCACCTTAAAAAGTCAGCTCTCAATCACAGAATTAAAGTCTGTAAAGAAATGCTTTCTGATTTAGATAGAATTAAATCTGCAAGTAAAGCATCTCG